GGTGCGCGGGAGTTGACGTGGAAGAGCGGCGAGACTTGGTTGCAGGAGCAGGACAGTTCGACGCAGTTGCGCATGATGGGGCCGACGCGTTATACGCTATGGCAGGAGGGCGACATATCGCTGCAGGATATGAAGATGCACATAGAGGATGAAGTATGGGGCGGGGCCTGGGTGCCTACGCCTGTCGGACAGTTGGAGAAGATAGCATCATAATCTGGGGCGGGATGCCCCGACGAGGCGGGATGCCACGATGGCCGAAGAAGAGAAAAAGACGGAAGAGGCACCACAGGACTTTGCAGCATTCATGGCTGCGCAGCCGGACGAAGTGAAGGCGATGTACGATACAGATGTAAAAGGGCTCAAATCTGCGTTAGGTTCTGAGCGGGATGCGAAGGCCGACCTCGAGAAGCAGTTGCGGGATGCAGCTGCTAAAGCCGAAAAGGGCAGCGAGTCGCAGAAAGAGCTTGAGGGAATGGCAGACAAGATGGCGGCAGCTGACCAGCGATCAGACTTTCTCGAGGCTGCTCATGCTGCAGGCGTAAAGAACTTGAAGCTGGCATACACAGTTGCGCGTGAAGACGAGATGTTCAACAAGCGCGGCGGCGTCAACTTTGAGACGATGGAGAAAGAGTACCCGGAGCTATTCGGCGGGACGCCAGCACCGGCGGCAGGAAACGCAGGAGCAGGAACCACAACACAGCCAGCGTCAGGCGGGAAGAATGCAGTGGCGAATGCTGCAATACGCAGGGCATCTGGCAGGTACTAAGGAGCGTGAAGACGCATGGCTTACAACAGCATAATTGAGCGGACAGACGCCGCATCGCTTATTCCACAAGAGAACGCTGCGGAGATTATCCGCGACATGACTGAGAGCAGCTGGCTATTCAATATGGCGAAGCGGCAGCCAGACATGTCTACTGCACAGGTACGTATGCCGGTGCTGTCTGACTTGGCATCTGCAGCTTTCGTCTCAGGCGATAACAGTCTGAAAGAGACAACTGAGGTCGCGTGGGAAAGCAAGTACATCGACGCTGAGGAAGTCGCGGCCATCGTGCCAATTCCTGAGGCCGTCCTTGACGATGTCAATTATGACATCTGGGGCGCAGTGCGTGAGCAGCTGGTTGAAGCGTTCAATATCGTTATCAACAAAGCTGTTTTGTATGGCACTAACATTCCTTCATCGTGGACAACCAATCTCGGAGCAGCGGGTATCGTCGCACACGCGACATCAGCAGGCAACACAGTATCTCTTGCCGATGGTTTCAACGACGCATATGAGGCGATCTTCGCCGAGAGTTCGGACGGCGCGGCAGATGGAGTATATGCGTTGCTTGGTGCAGAGGGATTTATTCCGACTGGCAACGTTGCTGATACTTCCATGATACCTCTGTTGATGGGCGATCGAAGCACAACTGGAGTTCCTCTGTTCAATCCTATTCCTCAGGCAAATGCGTCGTATATGCTGAATGGCGTACCTATGTATATTCCGCGGGACGGGACGATTGCAGTCGCGTCTTCAAAAATGATCACTGGCGACTGGAGCAAGCTCATCTATGCGATGCGGCAGGATATGACGTTCAAAATCCTTGACCAGGCAGTTATTCAGGATGCCGCCGGAAACATCGTTTACAATCTGGCGCAGAATGATATGGTTGCCATCCGCGCTGTTATGCGGCTTGGTTTTGCACTGCCTAATCCGATCAATCGCATGGAAGAGACCGAAGCCGACAGAAGCCCGTTCTGCGTACTGACAGCCTAAAAGAGGAGGTAATGACATATGGGACTTTTCCCACGCGCAACAGAGACGTTCGAGCTTGGTCTCCCTGTGGGGCCAGACTCAAACGTGTATTACGTCGATCCGGTCAACGGAGACGACGACTACAAGGGCACGTCGCCCAAAAAGCCGATGCTCACTATCACTGCCGCATATGCAGCGTGTACTGACGGGCAGAATGATGTAGTGGCTCTGCTTGGTAACGCGTCGAGCATCACGCTTAGCGCAGCACTTGTTTGGGCCAAGAGCTACACTCATTTGGTCGGAATGTGCGCTCCTACGAATGTCGGGCAGCGGTCGCGTATCTTCCAGTTGTCGACTTTGACGGCTGCAAGCCCGTTGCTCAGCATCACTGGCAGTGGCTGCATCTTCAAGAATTTCTATATTTTCCAAGGTGTCGATGATAATACTTCGCTTGTCAACGTGCAGGTCTCTGGTGGTCGCAATTACTTCGAGAACGTCCATTTTGCAGGTGGCGGCCACGCCACACAAGCTATTGACGGTGGCTGCTCATTGAAACTGGCAGGTGCTGAGGAGTGCAAATTCGTAGGCTGCACCATCGGCGTTGACACTATCGCTGCTGCGACTGGTATGGCTGGCATGATTTTGGATACAGGTGCCATTCGTAACACGTTTGAGCGGTGCAACTTCACGATGCTGGCCGGTCATGCCGCTGCTAAGTTCATTGAAGTCGCCGACGCGACTGGCGTTCTCAGATACCTGATACTCAGAGATTGTCTGTTTATCAATATCGGCGCGACTGCTATGACTTCGGCGTTCACCATTCCTACTGGCGTCGGCTCGACAGTACGTATCTTGGCGAAGGGCTGCAGCGTACTCAATGCTGCTGACTGGGAAAGCGACAATCGTGGCATCCTGTATCTTGACAGTGGCACAATTACAGCAGGCGGCAACGCAGGCCTTATGGCCGTGTCCGCCTCTACATAAGGAGATGAACTGATATGAGCGAAGGCAAAGGCTGCTATAAAGTAGCTCTGGTCGCAGGTATCACGACTGCAGGCGGCGACGTGCTGGGGATTGCTAATCCCGAAGGTGCGGATATAATTCTCACTCGCATCATTCTCGACATCACCACGCCAGCAACTGGCGCGGCCACGTTAGATGTCGGCATTGCCGCGACTGCCGCGACTACCAGCGACACACTGCTGGATGGCATCGACGCAGGCACCGCCGCTGCGCAGTTTGACAGTGGCGACGAGACCGACAGTGGCACCAACGGCAAAATCGGCCGGTCCTGGCCGAGCGACGAGTTCCTGACGGCAACGCCGAGCGCGACCTGCGCGGGGCTTGTCGGTAATGCGTACATCGAATACTACCGCGTATAGGAGATGAACCATAGTGGCCGCGACTGCTGACGAGATTATGAGGCTGCGCCGCATGACCGCTGAGCTGACGACCTCGACATATTATGATAGCGTTCTTAAATCATATATTGAGAGGCATCCGCTTATAGATGCGCGCGGCGAAGAGCCGTTCGAGTGGGACACCAGCACCGAACCGCCTACAAAAGACGATAACGATGACTGGGTTGCCACATATGACCTCAATGCCGCCGCGGCCGAGATATGGGATGAGAAAGCCGGCCAGCTCGCACCTGATTATGATTTCTCTGCGGACGGTGCTACTCTAAACCGTTCGCAGGGATATAATCACGCAATCGGGCGGGCTGGCTACTATCGCAGTAAGCGGGCGATGGGCACAATCACACAGTTCGCAGAAGTAGCTACGACAACAGATAGCTGGGTAGCTAATGCGGCAGAGGAGGACGACTGATGCGAACCTCTGAGTTGAGCGGCCTTCAGGAGGCGCAGGAAGAGGCAATGATGGACACTTGCATCATTCAGGTATTCTCCTCCGTTGCTGATGATCTTGGCGAGCCTATCGCCTCGTACACGGACGGCGACGCTATCAGCTGCGGCCTTAATAATCGCGGCGGCAGAGAGCTACAGGATGCAAACATGACGCTGCTGATTACTGACGCGACAGTTCGGCTTCCTATTGATACTGCAGTTGTAATGCAGGACAGGGTGCAGGTCACACATCGGTTCGGCGTCGCTGCTGTCTCCACATATGAAGTTGTCGGGCCGGTGCGCCGTGGCCCTTCGGGCTTGCAGGTAGATGTCAAGGCGGTGACTATCTGATGGCAAAGGGCAAGTGGCAAGCAGCGCGCAGTGCAGTGCGTGATAGTATTCCGCGCGCTCTGCTGGCTATGGGACTATTCGGCGAAGGTGCAGTGAAGGTCAAAATCCGCGACCTGAAGATCGTCGACACTGGTAATCTGATGAACTCCATTACGCACAGTGTCATGACTGAGACAGTGAGAATAGGCACGAACGTTGAGTATGCAGTCTACCACGAGTTCGGGACTTACCGAATGGCGGCGCGGCCATTCCTGCGGACTACCATTGAAGCTGAGAAAGCGGAGTTTCGCAGCATCATCAAATATCACCTGAAGAAGGGGCTGAGCAGAATATAATGATAATCGAGCAGTGGCTCAACACCTATCTGCGGGCTAATGTGGTGGCGCGTTCATATCCAATGCAACTGCCGCACGGAGTGACACTGCCAGCTATCAGGTATCAGACTATCGCAAAGACACCACAATACACTCACGGCGGCGAGGACGGCTTAGAGCCTGCGCGCATACAGATAAGTGCCTTCGCTTTGACGTACACAGAAGCGAAGACACTGAGCGCGCTGGCACGTACGAAGCTGAGCGCGTATGTCGGCGGGATGGTTTCGGTAATATTCTGCGGGCCTGCGCTTGACTTGATCGACACTGAGACGGCGACGAAAATCTATCACGTTACGTTCGATGTAACGATATGGTATGAGGAGTGAGGACATATGGCGAGCAGCGCATCTATAGCATTTGCAACCGTGTTAGAGTACGTCGAGTCTGGCGACAATACCGGCATCGGCGAGCTTACTAATATCGGAGGCATCGGCTTGACAGCAGACACTATTGAGGTTACGAGCCACGACAGCACCAGCAGGTTCCGCGAGTTTCTGCAGGGCATTCGCGACGGTGGCGAGTTTTCTGTAGAAGGTAATCACGTGCCTGGCGATGCAGGGCAAGCAGCGGGCTACACACACTTCACGGGCGATGGCGACGGTGGCGGCCTTGAGGCTATGA